AGACAAGCCATTATATTTTTGCCTCCTCTTATTTCATATTCGTCAAAATGAGGGCACCAATCACCGCAGGTATTAGTCCCACAAATATGATTGCGGAAAACTGCTGAGCCTAATTTTTTTACTAACAAAGTGCCACCTTTAGATATTTTAGCATCTAACATATTTAATCCATCTCGTACGATCCCTTTATTTTGATAATAACTTTTGTTCTGTTTTATTGACTATTTCTTGGAAGAATATTTGTAGAAATTCAAGTTCTTCCCGTGTAAACTGGCTATTCTTCAATTCATTTAAAATGGCTAAACAGTTCTTTTCTATTATATCTATTTTCATACTGCCTCCTTAAATATTAATTATCTTAAAAAAGCCTTCTCCCATTTAATAAAGTTATCATTATCTAAAAAACTTTTAAAATGATGCTGGTCAAATACTCTTAAGAACTTTTGTCTTGTAAATCGATTTCTTCTTAAGACCATTCTTTTTATTTCATTATCAAAAGGCAACGACACTAATTTTAAATTCCTTTTAATAATCTCTTGCCCCTCCTTGCTCTCTATCTTATCATAAATTTTACCCTTAACAAGTTTGCCTATAATATATTTCAGCGCCTTAGATGCCGCCTTCTTGGGATCGCTTGCACCTCTTATTCCTACTACCCCATCACCATCACAACCACCAATTGCTTTTGCCATAGCCCATTGGTTAGGCAGAACACCAAAATCGATTAATAAATTTCTCTTCGTAAAGAACTTCTTCTTTTGTGGATTCCATATATCACAGTAATCTAATTCCTGATACATATCTGCATCCGTAGTAACCATAACAACTCGAGCCTTTACTTTTCTTTCATTTAATCTTAAAACCCACCACGCCAGAATATCGTCGCCCTCATACCCAGAACAAATAAAGTTATTTTTAAAACCAAGCTCTGGTAAAACATAATTCATTAATCCTTCTCTTTGACGAATCAAAGATTGATGAGCTTCCCGTTCTTCTATCGTTTTTTCTTTTCTATTCTTTATTCTTTTTGATTTATACTTTGCATAAATCTTTTCTCGATTGCTACCTTTAGAATCCCAACAAAAAATAAATTTATTAGTCTTGAATTTATTAGAGAGAGATAAGATTTTTTGCAATACTCCATAAGTTACCCCAGTATTCTTACCATTATAAGACAAATGCCCCATAGCATTAAGAGCCATATAACAAAGAACACTTCCATCTATTAAAAGTATAGGAGAATTTTCTGTCTTAGTATCTTTAGTATCTCGACTTTCTTGATGAGACTTCGTCTTCGAAAACAGACTCAATATATTCCCATTTCTTGCTTGCTTTTTTAATAAGCTCATCTTCTAAATTATTTCCTTCTATATATTTTACAAAAGATTCTCTCGTCTTAAACTTCTCTCCATTAAACTTAATTTTTTTCTTTCCCCATAAGTAATCTATCATGGACTGTAAATCATCAAGACCATAATCATAAAGAATATTAAAATTACTTTCTCTAAATGGCTTTGCTACCTTACTTCTTTCTACTTTAATATGACTCTGAATGCCATAAACTTTTTTCTCCCCCTGTCTTGTTTTTGCAAGCTTCTGTATTTCCCTAATCCACGCAACTTGATGCGTATAAAAATCTAAACTTTTCCCCCCTGCCCTGTAAGTCTTCTTTCCAAAAGTAACGCCAATCTTTGTTCTAATCTGAGACAAGATCATAAGAGTCGCATCTTTTTTATTTGTTTCTGCCAAACTGCAAACATACGCAAAAAAAGCAGAGCCGTACTTTTGCTTCTCGAGATTATAACTCCCCTCTATTTCTCCCCCCGTATCAACACTCTTTTTAAATCTTTCAGTATCAGCATAAGAACGTAAAGCATCCCAAGAATCAATAATGAAAAGTAAAAAATAACCTTTCTTTAATTCATTCATCCTCGATATATAATCCCTTCCCATAGATTCTATATTTTTAGGAGTAACCCATTCAACAGAATTGACAAAATCTTTTCCATACATTTTCTTAATTGGGAAATCCATGACCCCTTCTGCATTACAATAAACTATCTTTACCTCTTTAACTTTTGGAAAGATTTTTGACTTTACTTTTTTGATGTTTTTATAACACCAAAAGGCAAGTTCCAATGCGAGCAATGTTTTACCACTACTCCCATCACCAACAAGGTTTAAAACTCTTGCTCTTGCCCAACCGCCATCTTTACCCTCCCCGCTCAAGGCGAGATTCAATGTAGTACTTCCACTTCCCAAGAACTCTACTGTGGGAATTTCATTTCTTTTTCCCACAGACCTCTTAGCATCAGCAACACATTCTGATACCGTTCCGCCTCTACGTTTAAGACTTCTTTTTTTCACAGCTTCACCTTGTTAAAAGTTATTAAAATGGGATGTCGCTTTCCTTTTCAAACTTATCTTCAAGAGCTTCGACAATTTTTTCTTTCACCTCTTCTTCTTCATCTTTTCTTTTAACCTTTACATCCAAATCATTTTCTTCGATAAACTCTTTTAATTCATCCATATCTTCAAGGTCTTCTACCTCGTCTAATAAATCTTCCAATTCATCTTCATTTTCATTTCCTGAAACTTCTTCCTTCTCATCATCATCTTTATCGTCTTTGTGACTTCTCTTTTTTCCTTCTTCTTCTTTATCCTTACCGCCCCAGTACGCCTCGGAGATTTCATCATAATCTGCCTTGATAACTTCATCATCTAAAGTAAAGGCAGCATCAAGGATTTCGTCATCTACTTCATAATCTCTTTCATCAAAACTATGCCCAACATATTTTGGATAATCGTTTTTACTTTTCGCTGGTTCAACACTAAAGGAAATAGACCTTCCATCAACAGGATCGGCAAAATTAATTAATTTCTCTTTTCCTCCACGCCTTGAAGGTTTCTTGCTGATAGCAAGAACAAGCTTTTCAAAGTAATGATAAGATACGTCCCAAATCTGTACTCCTTTTTTCTCTTCCCCTTTATCATAACAAATTACATTGTAAAGGTTTCTTCTTTTTGGGAATAACTTTTTCCAAATATCGTCACTAACTCCCTTCTCCCTCAGCCTCTGCCTTTCCTCACAAATTGGGCAAGGTTTATTATACATTTCTGCAGGACACAAATACATTCCTTCATTTGGACCAACTCTTGTATGCGCCCAGTATTCAAAGGTATAAGTCGGATCTCCTTTTTTAACAAACGGATCGCTCTTTCCTGCCAAATACGGGACAACATCAACAATATGGGAACCATCTTTTGGACGCCACATAGATACATCAGGATTTTCTTTTAAAATATTTTTTGATTTTCCCTGGCTTCTCTCTTGCCCTGCCTGAACTCTTGCCTGTAATCTTTCACTTTGTATTCTTCTTTTCTCTCTGCTTTTTGTTCTTGAATTTTTCTTGCCATTCTTGCCCTTTCTGTCTCTGCTCATTAGTACCCTCCTCCTTTTTTGTGTTTTTTATGTTTTTACTAAAGACCTGCATAAAACTTTTGGCAACTGCCAATCCCGCTAATCGGAAAAAAATATAGCAGAATAAGAAAGCAATCACAACTATCAATACATTTCTAAATACCTCTGCCATTACTTTCTCCTTTTAAGATTCCTACAAATAGTCCGTTTCGTATCTCCTCTTTCCGATTCTTTATTTTCTTTATACCCTTTCGAGGTTTTTGGTTCTGAAAAATGTAAACGTAAATCTAACTGAACCAATCCTTCAAGCGATTTCTTTCTACTACTAAAAGACTTCTCCATTTTCTCAAGAACCCTTTCCTCCATTACAGCCTCTAAATAATTAGCATTATATTCCTTTACTCTTTCATGAAGCATTACTGCATTCCTTATCATAGCCTCGGTAATCTTTCCTTTTTCGTTAATCCCGTGCTTCTTCGGGTCTTTACGAATTTCATCTTCTGCTTCTGCTCTAACAATATCTAAATCTTTTTTGGCGGCATCTTTATCCCCTGCGGCCTGAACAGCCTTCAAAGCCCAATCGAAATACCTCTGTGGTTGCTTAACAAGCTCTTCATCAAGATTATATTTATCAATAAACAATTCATTCCTGTATTTACTGTATTTTCCCATTGTTCTACTCCTGTTCTACTCCTTGTAGAGTTAACTTCAAATAAGCCCGTATATTTATATTATATCACGCTTTAGCTTTTCCTTGGTACAAAAATCTTCAACAATCTGAAAAAAGAATTTAGTCCTTTTTTGAAGTACTTTTTATTCTCTGAATTGTAAAGAACTGCCGACGGGTGTAAACACCAAACGACCCACGCACCATACTCCTCGTTCCATATAACTTTTCCACTTAAATTCATAATTCCTGTTTTCTGTTGAGTAAAAAATTGTAGAGAAGTATTACCAAACGCTAAGATAACCACTGGCCGTACTTCTACAAGCTCTCGTTTTAAAAAAGTACTGCATTTTTTTATTTGTGAAGTAATTGGTTTTCTGGTTTTAGAAGGAAAACACTTACAAATATTTGTAATATGAAATAAGCTTTTATCATATCCTCTTCTATTTATACTCTTCCATAATAATTTTCCTGTCTGCCCAACAAAACCAATTCCTTGTTTATCCTCTTCTTTTCCAGGAGCTTCACCAATAATCACAATATTATACTTTCCTGGGGTTGGAGTAACTGGGCTTTTACACTCCTTCCTAAGATCACAACGAGAACAGGCCATAAGCTTATCATGCCCCGAAAACTCTACTTCTCTTAAAGCCGACTTCGGTGCTTTTCTAACTTCTTTTATGTCACCCGCTAACAATTTATCAATTACATCAAGTCGAATCTTACCATTAAAAAGAGTAAAGAGTTTTTTGTAACTGGCTTGAGAATTTACAACAATACGAAAATCAAAAAACGATTCTACTTCTTCATCTACCTGAACACTATCATATTGATTATAAGAACCAATCTTATTAAGGATTTTTCCTAACACTCCTTTTTGCTTTACAACTACATTTGATTTCTTCTTGGTAAAAAACTTCTTAATATCATTAGTAGTTATTCCCGCATTAGCTATTTCAACAGCCTTGACAGCCCCTATACCCCGTACTTCTACGAAGGGTATATATAACTTACCTTCTTTTGCGACCCACCTTGTAGCCTCGCTTATGCCTACCTTTGGTAATACAGCAGTCAGTCCTAAACGATACGCTTCTTCAATTAATACCGATTTCTTATCCTTTGCACCAAAAGTTAATGCCGCACAAATAAATTCAGTAGGAAAATATTTTTTTAACCACGCTGACTGGTATCCTAATAAAGCATAAGCAACAGAATGGCTGGCATTAAAACTATATCTACAATGCTCTTCTAATCCAGTCCAAAATTCTTCTGCTTCTTTTCTCGAAAGGGTTTTTTGTTTTAAACATCCACGAATAAATTTTTTCTTATATGGCATGAATTCTTTTTTACTTCTCTTCTTGCCAATTATCTTTCTAATTTTATCAGCAGTAGAATAAGACAAACCAGCAACTTCACTAATAACTTTCATCACCTGTTCTTGGAATACAACTACCCCATGAGTATCAGCAGTAATAGATTCATATATTTTATGTTTCGTTTCCCAAGAACCACCTCGTTTTCTTCTTATGTATTCGGCAGTCATTCCCGATTGCATAATTCCTGGTCGAACAAGAGCGACAATATCTCTTAAATCATTAAATTTCTTAACCCCAACTTCACCAATCAAACTTGTTGTTGCCCTTGTATTTAACTGAAACAGCCCAACAGTATTTCCATTATCAATTTCTTGATAAACAGCCTTATCATCTATATTTATTTTGTCAAAGTCAATATCTTGATTAGAATTATTTTTGATATTTTTTAATGTTTCCCCAAAAATAGAAAGAAGCTTTAATCTCAAAGCATCTAATTTCATAAGGCCAACAAATTCTGCATTATTCTTTTCCCAATTTACAAGAAGTACGTCTTTTCTCCTAAGCAAATTACATCTTCCGCTCTGATCTAATGGTTCATTAGAAACAATCAAAGCCGCAGCGTGTTGAGAATAATTTTTTATTTGCCCTTCTAAAACTTTAGCGATTCTAATAACTTCAGGGTGTCTATCATTAAATTCTGCCCCTTCTTGATAATTATCGATAGACTCTTGTATTCCGGTATGTTCATCATTGTCTTCAATTAAATCTGTAAAACTATTGACTTCATCAAAAGGTACGCTAAAAACTTTACTTACATCTTTTATAACAGCCTTTGCCTTCATTCTATTAAAAGAACTTACGTTAGCAATATGGCTATCTCCATACATCGTTTCAAGATGCTGTTTTACAAGATGCCCCTTAATATGCTCAAAATCTACATCTATATCTGGATAGTCAATTCTGTCCTCGTTAATAAATCTACTAAAAAGTAATCCATGTTTAATCGGATCAATAGCAGTAATTCCAAGTAAAAATGCAATAAGGCTTCCTGCCGCTGATCCTCTTCCTGGACCAACTAAAATATCATTTGATTTACACCATTTAACCAATTCCCACACAATAAGAAAATAACGAGCGAATTTCTTCTTAACGATAAGATTGTACTCTTCCTTTAGACGAGAAAGATATCCTCCGCTTATTTCTTTCTTAAACTTATTTTTATACCCTTCAAGACATAGTTCCCAAAAGAATTTCTTTTCTCTTAATACCCCTTTGACTCTTGGTAAATGAATTTCTTGTTTTGGAATTCTAAAAGAACTGCACTTCTCTGCTATCTCAATAGTATTTAAAAGATATTCTTTTTTGTAAGCATTTACTTTTCTTAATGCCCTTATCATTTCTGACACAGATCGTAGATGCAATCCTCTAATATCGAATTTCCATCTATTGGGATCACTCCACAATTTTTTTGTTTGAATAGCAAGAAGTACTTCCTGTGCTTTCCAATCACTTCTTTGTATATAATGGCTATCGTTTGTCGCTATAATTTTACAGCCTGATTTTTTCGCAAGACGAATATTTAATTTGTTTGCTTTTATTTGCCCATCTAATTGATGAGGCATTACTTCACAATATAAATCCTCTCCAATCTTATCTAACAAATCATAAAAAAACTTTTCTCCTTCTTTGCACTTTATTAAAAACGAACTACAACAAGCAGTAGAAACAACCAACCCTTCGCAATGTTTTAGAAGCATTTTATAATCTATTCTTGGCCTATAATAAAGCCCTTCTAAATTAGCATATGTAAGTAATCTACATAAATTATTAAAGCCTTCTTGATTCTTAACCAAAAGTAAAATATGCCCTCGCCTCTTATCATTTTTTACTTTTGCATCTGGAACGATATAGGCTTCACAACCAAGTATTGGAGAAATATTATATTTATCGCAAGCTTTCTGAAATTCAATTAACCCATTTATAGACCCATGGTCTGTAAGAGCAAGATATTTGAACCCCATTTCAGAAGCCTTTTTTGCATAGGCATCTACCGTTCCTACTCCGTCAAGAACGCTATATTCACTATGCAAATGAAGATGGGTGAAGTTTTTATTTTCCATTTTTTCCTTCTTTTATTTCTTAATCCATCAAATCCATCAATCTCAACATGAGCCTACATCAATCTCAACATGAGCCTACATCAATCAACCCTTGTTTTAGCAAAAATTCAATTACCTCATCCACACATTGCTGCAAATTAAGTTTATCTGTAGCGATAATAAAATCAGAATGTTCAGGAATTTCATAAGGCGCAGAAATTCCCGTCATATTTATTATTTCACCCATGCGACCCTTTTCATAAAGACCTTTTGGATCACGCTTTGCACATTCTTCAATACTACATTTAATATATACTTCATAACAAGGCCAACCAGTCATTAACCTGCGTACGTATTCTCTGCTTTGCTTATATGGAGTAATAAAAGCGGCAAAAACGAGCAATCCCGCATCCACCATAATTTTGGACACCTCGGCAATACGGCGAACATTCTCTTTTCTGTCTTCAGAGCTTAAAGTTAAATCCTTATTTAATCCCGTTCTAATATTATCTCCATCAAGAACATAACTGCACACGCAAAGGGAATACAACTTTTCTTCAACAGCATGAGCAAGGGTGGACTTTCCACTTCCAGATAGACCCGTGAACCAGAGCAGACCTCCGCTATGACCATTTAATAGATACCGATCAACAGTAGAAACAGATGATGGAGAAGGAAAAATATTATTCATATCAATTCCCTAATCCCAACTCTTTTATTTTTTTCCCATGGCCTTGCAATTATTTCTGACATTGTTTTGTCAACTGTATTTTCTTCTCGTGCCCAGTCTACTTCTTCTTTTGTAGGTATTGGCAATGTTGCTTTACCCATTTTGTCCGGTAAGAATCCAACCCTGTAAGATATTGCATCACACCATTTGCATGGTATGAAATTCCTGTTTCTATCGTATAATAATTTTCTTGCGATATCGAATTCCTTGCCGTTCCAAATATCGTCTAAGTTCCCTTCCTTTTTTACTTCTCCACAATAGTAATGCCCCCTCCAATCATTACAACAAATAGCAATCTTACCATCCCATCTAATACTCAATTCCCTAAACGGCTTTGCGCATCTCTTCTTCATTGGAGAAAATAATGAAGGAGCGGCACACCCACAATGATTATTCAAAACGCTATGCCCCCCAGTTTTAGCATCTTGTATATCTTTTATATAGATAACTTTTTTGGTATCGATTCGAAACTTTTTATGTGGGCTTTCACCTCCAGGATATTCTTCGCCTTTTACTTTTGATTTGATTTTCTTTGAGAATGGATTATGACTATAATCATCTATACCAAGAATATTTATTCCATTAGAAAATAATCTTTTTACTTTTTCTTTTGGCGAAGGAAGAAGTCCAATCCCGTTCGTCAACATCGTTAATTGGTTTTGTGGAAGATAACTTCTAAATATTTTTATAATTTCTAAATGTCTTGGATTTAAGGTAGGCTCGCCATGCATAGCAAACTCAATACGTGACCCCCATTTTGTTGCACCAATTTGCTTTGCGATATTTTTACTACATTCTAACGACATAAATTTACATTCGTTTGGTTTTTTTCTTATGCCACGTATACCACAAAATTTACAAAATAAATTACAGCCTTCTGTAAGCTCAACTTGTATTGCAAATGGTGGTTCTTGTTTTTCTTTCATTTTATAATTTTCCCTTCTCTATCCAGCGCCCATCCAAATTCGGAAAGATTAATTTCGCGTAACTCATTATCATTCAAAACTTTTTTTAATTCAGATATAATTCCAAACTCCTCTATGTAGACTTTATACCTATTAACAAGATCTTCAGGAGCTGCAGTTTTTTTAATGCCGGTAAACGAAGACCCCCCACCATAACTATGGATTTTATCTACCATATGGCCATCATTATTCGGAAGCCCCAATCTCTTCGCAATTTTAATACGATATTTCTTTTTAGTCAACCAGTCATTATAGTTTAATCTAATACAAAAATTAAAGTTTTTATTAAGAAGAAGTTTTTTCCAATGAGCAATGCATTCGGAATACCATCCAGGAGGAGTGAATTTTTTATGTCTGCTATCAAATTTTAATCGGCTTGCGACATAGTTATATACGTCTCGAACGACAATAATATATTTAATGTGACTATTTATTATCCCATATTTTTTATGCCTATACAGGCCATCTGAATATCTTAACGGGTCTTCGTATGTAGTAATAACAAACGAATGAGATATTTTCAATCTTCCCCTTTCATATTCTCTCAATTGGATTTCGTTATTCGCATTATGGAACGGATATTTTATATTCCAATACTTGGTTGGACGACTCCACTTTACATTCGGCCGAAGAGAATTAATTAATACGCCCGATTCTTCAAAATGAGATGCGACCCATTCAACAATCGCATGGCCACCAGACCTTCTTTGGAAAAAGAGTCTATATTCTATTTGAGCCATGATCTAATTCCTCCATTCGCCCTTCCCTTTTCATTAAAACTTTTCTTCCATTGTATAATGACGTCGATTCTTACTTTGCTATCAAAACCTTTCCATACTTTTGAACTTTCTTTTTTAACTACCCTTACGTATCTTGGAAACTTTTGTGCTAATAAAATAGCACTTTCTTTTTGCATTTTAGATGTTCTGTATAAAGAGCAACCTCCATCAGCACCACTCTGATTTTGGCTCCATACATACTTATACGTAACACGATTTTTAAATCCAAGTTGAAACAATGATAGCGTTACTAAAAAGTCTTCCATAACAAGCTGCTTACCATGCTTGTTTTCAAGAGAATCAAATGATACATTATGCTTTTCTTTTAACTCAATCATCTTTTCGCAATTATACGCATACGCATTATTCATTCTTGTAACTTCCAGATAATCTTCCTCTATTCTATTGTTACCGAATCTTTGACTTATTCCTACATGTACCAATCCCTCTTCGAGCCAGCCTTCAAGGAGCATAACCATCTCAGCAAATTCTTTAGGACTACACCTATGCAATTTTAATTCTTTATTACGAACAGAAAAATCCATATCATCATCTAACATCAATGCATATTTCCTTTTACTGTTCTCAAGAATCCATTGTCTTGTTTTACATATCCCCTTCTCAGGACATTCTATAACATTCGACCCATATAGTTCTTTATATCTTTTAAAATCTTTTTTATCAACCACAATGAAAGTATTTTTTATTAATCTTTTAGGTATAAAATTAAAGGTTCTTTGTTTTTCTGGTCTTCTATGGCTTGGTATATATATGGCTATCTTCATAATTTTAATTCCCCTACTACTTCTTCTACTTCGTTAAATCAATTCCTTCCTTTACCCATCTGGCCTCGTACTCACTTGGATTATAGACGTAAACATAATTATCTTCTTCGTCCATTCTAATAGGCATCATTTTTCCATGAAAATAATTTCTTGGATTTCCAGGAGACCTGAGATTATTCCACGTTTCCCTTGCAAAATCTAAGTACGTTATACCTCGCCTCTGACTTGCAGTCATTCCTGTAACACCAATATGATCCTGACCAAAAGTAGAGTCGCTTAAAAATGGACTTTCCTTTGGATCAAAAACTTTGCTAAATTTAAAATGAACAATTTTACCATCACGATGAAATTTTTTTCTGGCTTCTTTTAGGGCGTAAGTCAATTGGCTCTTTCCCCAATTTTCCATTTCCTTATTCTCTTTATAGGTATCAGGCAACCCACAACAACAACCAGACATCCCTAACTCTTTATAGTCGGGGTCACTACATGAAAATAAAATATCATTATCTACACAAAACGTATACATCTTTTTTACAATCTTCTCTTTCACTAATCTGTTAAGTCGCATGTATCCGCCTCGTTCACTTGGACTTAATGCTTTAAAATATTCTAACAAATCTTTTGTTCCTGTTAATTCTCCAAGCCATTTATACCTCTTAGCAATATGCTCATTATGCCTTTGGTCAATTGCCATGAACTCTGTACTTATCGCATTTATTCCCGCTTCTTTTGCTTGATGAAGTAAATCGTCAAGACCAATATCAGAAATTCCTATAATAAAAGGTCGAAGACGAAGTACGGTATAGTACCCCATATCTGATAAATGTTTTAATGCCTTTATCCTTCTGCTCGTAACAGGGACTCCTATTTCTACTTGCTTACTCATTTCATCTGAAGGACAAACAATAGATACCTGAAAAGCAAAATTCTTTTGATGTGCATATTTTGTAAATAACTTCTCAAAGTTCGGACGGAAAACAGCCGATCCCTTAAAACTAAAAAGAGTTGGATAGCTTTCTTTTCCCAAAGCAGAAACAATCTTATACCCGACTCCATTAACTTTTTCAAAATTACAGAAAGGAGAAGCAAGACCACCCCAATGAAATACAAACCTCTTAGAAAAAAAGTTCTTATGCATTGCCTTGAGTCTACTTGTTGGAGGCTTTCCCTTAATAGTAGCAACAAGCTTCTTCTCGTCTACAGAATGTAACTTATGAGAAAAGCTTGGATTTTGGCTTTTCATATAATATGCAAAACAGTATGTACACCCCATCGAGCAATAAGAATATTGGTCGAAGGTCATCGGTAAAGAACAATCCATAAACTCAGAACTTATTCTCGGACTGATATAAGTTCTGGATTTGTCTATTTTCATCCCCCTATTTTCTCGAATAAATTCCTGAGAGTCTCTTGTTACTTTCTTTTTTAAATCATCAAACGATTCTTTTTTCATAACCTTATCTTGCCTCCCCTACGGGTTCTGAAAGAATACTTTTTGCCATCCCATTTAATTCTTCCTTCCTCTATCAAGCGAATCAGCTCCGTTAAAAATAATACTTCGTGACAATTATTTTCTATGTAAGAATTTATAGTAACAATCTTCCCCAACCTCTTAATAAAATCGGGACTGGGAAAAGAAAAGAAAAGAGTTCGCTTCTTGAAATTTGACATCCCTGTTTTAGTCCCCTTGTACTTTGGAATCGGCATTGGTTTTAAAAGATGCATTTCCAATACTCTCTGTTCTTGCTTTGTAGTAGAAGGAAGAATCATCTTTTCAAATCTTATCATTTGATTTTCTTCCTTACTTCTTTTATTGACAAACTTCGTTATGTCCATTCATTCCCCTTTCTTTAATCCATAATAAGATTCTGGTGGCTTCCCTTTATGCCTTTTAAGAATGTCAATTATTTGTTGCGAATGATATCCATTGCAACAAAAAGTACTACTAATCTTGGCTAAGAGTTTTGGATTCTGTTTTTTCTTCCTCTTGGGATATTTAAGATATGGTGCATTCTTTTGTTTTGGAACCCCTAAATTATAAAGAGTATCTCTTGCCCAAGACGGCAGACGAGATACGAACCTATTCATATCGATAGAAAACAAAATGGTTCCTTTCTGAAAAGAAAGAATTCTGTTAACCATAAATTCGTTCTGTACTTTCACTTCTTCTTTTGTAAAAAGAGCACTTGCTATACCAAAACTATTATTGCTATTATTTTTCTTTTTCATTTTGTTTTTATCCAAAAGAAATATTTACTTCCATTAAATCCATTAACTCAAGACAACAAGCGGTACAATTGATTTCCTTATCTGGAACAGTCCTATCTTTATAAAGATAGCCAGCAGTAATAATTGCCGCCTCAGACTTAACATCTTTATCCAAAAACTCAGGGATAAAAATATTGAACAGATATTTATACACCCATACAAAATCCATCTTCCCATTAAATATTTCTCTTATCTTAAACAAGTTCCCGTCTAATAAAAATTCTCTAAATAAATTCAGGTCTATCAAGACTTCGGAATCTTCAAGCTTCTTGCCGATACTATTTTTCTGAAGAAGATTAATAATAGACCTGATATCGGGATAGCAAAGTTCTATTATCCTGTTAATACTTTTTTCTTTATATTTAATCCCTTCTTTGTCCAGCATCTTTTTAAGATGAATAAGAAGTTTGTCCTTAGGATAAGTATCAAACTGAAAAGGAATACATCTGGAAGCAATCTCCGGAATGACCATGTCAATATGATTGCAAGTAAATATAAAACGACAATTTTTATAGTAGGTCTCTACCGTATTTTTCAATGCCATTTGTGCATCAAAAGTAAGACCGTCTGCTTCGTCTAAAAAAACGACATTCAATTTATCAGAACTTGTCCTCTTGGCAGTAGCAAATTGTTTTACTTTTATTTTAATTGTTGCTATTCCTCGATCACCACTACTTGCATTGAGAATTAACTTCCTCGAAGCAGTTGCTTTCAAAAGAATCATAGCCAATGTAGTCTTACCACTTCCAGGCGGTCCATAGAAAAGTACATGAGGAATTTGTTTTTCTCTTATATATTCTCTAAATATTTTCTTTGCCTTTAGTGGTAAGGTCATTGAAGATAAACTGTCAGGCCGAAACTTTTCGTACCATATAAGATTCTTCAAGATTTTTCTCCTTAATCTTCATTTTCCAAATCAGTTAACGGAACAAGAGCCCAAACCGTACCTTCAGCTTCTATCATTATAAGTTTCTCTTCTGCAAAAGATAATACTGGTGGTTCATCTTCATCAAAACCAATCGTATTAAAAATTCGAGCAAGATGTTCTCCGTTAACCTTAAGACTAAATGGGTCTACTTCATCTCCTTCTACTTCATTACTTAATACCAATTCAAACTTATGGTCATTTGATCCACCACAAATAAAAGCAATTTCCTCAGCCCCATCAAATTCAAGAACGACATCCTTCGTTTTTAACAGGCCAATATACGTAAGAAAATCTTTCATGAATGAAGCAGATAATTCTACATTATACTCCATCATCTTCTTCATCTTTAAGTAAGGGTCTTCCTTATCATCAGAATCCTCATCTACCTGTAACTGAGTAGCGATTAGTTCTGGCTGAGTTAATAAGTAATTCAGTTTTCTTCGTTTATCTTTTCTTGAAAGTTCAAAGCTTGACCCGTCCTTCTTGTATTTAAAAAAGAGTTTCTGGTCTTCTACTGAAGATAAGAACTTAATAAGAAGATCTAAATTTCCAAGTCCTAACTGGCCGCTTACGTCTTTAGAAGCAACAGCACCCTTACAAATAACGATAAGGGAATTGGTAATATCTACTGCTTCTACTTTTGCCCTCCCATAGTTTATAGATACCATACATTCTTCTAACAATCCGCCCAAATAAATTTCCTTTAATATTCTAAGGAAAGATTTCGTTTTGAAAATATTATCTTTTTTCTTTAATGTTTTTGCCATAACTATTATTGCCCTCCTAACATACAAGAATAAGAGCGTCAGAGGCTATGAGATAAGCTCTGACGCTCTTGTATTATTAACTAAAGGTTTTATGCTAACTTATATTTAACTGAGCTTATTCCTCCTCTGATAATTTAAAAGTAGCTTCCGTTTCATCACCCGACATAGTCAAAACAATAGGCACAACCTTGGATATCTTTCGGCTAACTACCCGAATAACTATACCCATACACTTCTCCGCTTCTTTATCTTTTTCGTCAGCAACCAATTCGGCCAGACTACCCCATGTAGCGTCACCCTCTTCGATCGCTTCTAAAAGCATTTTTGGAAGTTTGCCTTTTACTTTAGAAGTTTTTTTGTCTTTCTTTTTGTCTTTCTTTTTGTCTTTCTTTTTGTCAGCCTTTTTATCTTTTTTCTTATCTTTCTCCTTAGGCTCGGGCTCGCCCTCTTCGCCAGCCAACTCCAGAATTTCTTCGATAATATCATCAACTTTCTTTTTTGTAATTTTCGTTTCAAGTTCAAGGTCTTCTTCTTCGATATATGCCTTTAACTCTTTAAATGACATATCCTCAAGTTCTTCTTTTAACTCGTCAAGGTCAACTTCATCTTCACCATCTTTACCGTCTTTCTCAGGTTCTTTCTCGGGCTCGCCCTCTTCGAGAAGTCCTTCATAATAATCAATTATTTCTTTATCAACTTTGTCGGCCTTACCAGCATCGTCAATTTCCTCAATGGCCGAAATGAACTCTTCCTGCATCTCCCCAACATCACCCCTCGTTCCAATCTTGTCAGCCAGTTTTAACTTATTAAGTTTTTTGATAAAGCTGCCAAGTTCTTTTTTAACTACTTTACTCATAATTGAATAACTCCTTTTAATAAAAAATAATTAGTAATGTTACAAACTATACTCCCTATACTCCGAACAATCCATACAAATTTTTATTCTTCCCTCCTCGTATTTATTGAATATTTATTGATGGGAATAGGATTCGAACCTATATATTCCGGTGACAAAACCACCATAGTGCATCACCAGATGCTCTGCTCAATTCTTACTTTGACCAGTCATTTGAGCTACCCCATCAATTTAACAATCAACAACTAATTTAACAAAAACTGGTAACTAACAATCAATCATAAGCAACCTCCTTTCTTACTTTAAGAAGATTTTTTCTACCCTACCTGGTCTTTCCACAATCAACTTGTTATTGCTAAGAACAGGATTCGAACCTGCAATAAGTTTTGTTAGTCCTCTCGGCTTCATCGCTTCAACGCTTTCGCTCCACTCCACCTTCATACTCCATAGCAAACTTACAAACTTTTGGTTATTATAGAATCGGTTACCAATGATAAACACTTCGAAAAGATATTCTGAAAAATATCCTGTTTACCAATCCCGCTACCTTAGCAATTTTCTCAACATTTATATTATAACACGTTTTAAAAAAAAGTTACAGCTAATTAAAAAATAATTAATAGAGGAACTAATGAAGACGAGATTTGAACCCGTACTGCTTGCCTAAAGAATATCGCCGGATTTGAACCAATCAGATCGACCCTGTGGATCGTGCATTACCAATTCTACCACCCCATCAATTTCTCCAATATTTATATTATAACACGTTTTAAAAAGAAGTTCCAGATAATCTATATTTTTTCCCACGGAAGAAAAGTCTGGAATTGTCAACCATTGGTTCTGCCGTAACCAGCCTCTGTGTTATAAGAACTTCGTGTTTAACACTAAACATAATATGCCTATGAAATAAAACATTCATTCTTGTGATATTCAATTCTTTCTCATCATCGGTTTGATTAATTGCAAGGCGAACATCTAAATGAGAATCTTTTGTTTTAGATTCTGAAGTTGACATCTGATCTAAAGCATACTGAGTTCTACTGGTTTTTGTAGCTTGATCAGCAGTAAGAACAAGACAGTTCATTTCTCCTGCCATTCTTGCGGCCTTCTTCCATTTTCTATCAACATCAATTCTTTCCTGTAAATTACCAGCTTCAGGTGCAAGAATATCCAAATAATCAAAAACAATTATATCTGGAACCCAACCAGTTCTGTCAACATAACGACGAACATAATCATAAACTTCATCAAAAGTAACGGAAAATCTCGGAAAGCATTTTACTCTTAAATTAGAAAGCCCAGTCATTCTATTTCTATTAATGGCTTTAGCAACTCTTCCATTTGATATTGGCATAATTCTTGTTTTGTCAAACCAAATTGTAGGAATGAATCTTTTAGAAGAAGCAGCATTTCTGCGAATATTAGGATCGTTTCTGCACTGAGTACAAACTTTCCAGCCTTCCCGATTCATAAAGTCAACAACTTCCGTACTATCTTTAAATAATCCTTTTTTATTTTTCAAGGTACTTAAAATTCTACAAGTCCCATTCTGATTATTTTCACAATCAAAAACTGGATAGATTACTTTCTGTGACCGCTTTTTATTTGTAGTAAGTGTAAGCCTTCTTCTTGTTCTGTTTCTAACAATACTTTCGCCAAGTTCCAGATTTATTATTAGAACTTTTTTCCTTTGATAAAGTGCCGCCTGAAAAGCCATTTCCTGAAGAAAATAACTCTTACCGGTTTTCTCTGTTCCCGTTATAGCAACAAGCCATGTCCTATTAAGCGAACCAACCATGTGATGCAAATCACCATCAAACTGAAAAGCAACGTCAGCCGCACTATGAGATTCATCATGATTAACGAGATCTTCGCTTGAGTATGGAATAATCGTCCCAAGGGTCTCATCTTCTTCATTCTTGTTTAATACAGGATACGTTGATACAATTTTTTCTGCTTCTTCGTATTGTCCTTTGTCTATCTTATCTTGTGCCTTCAATATTCTTTCAGATATTTCTCTCTTTCTTATAAAGTCTAACAAAACTTCATTACGAATATAAGCAGGATCGACCGAATCTTCTTGATAAAGAATAAACTCTTCAGCAAGACGATCTAAGTAATCATCTATTATTTCACAATCCCCTTTTGATAAATTTTTCTTTTTCTCTTCAAAGACTTTTTGGATTGTACGCCCAGGTGCTTTATGATGTTGTGCATGGTATCTAATCAACCAACGGAAGATTGGTTGAAAATATTTTGTAAAGTGTTTCGTTTTTAACTGTCCCGATTTATATCTGGAATAGCCGGAAAAAAGTACGGAAGTATTCATGATCATATATGACAAAACTAAAAACTCAGAATTGTCTTCTACTTTCTTTCTCATAATCATAGAATTAGTTTACTCCTATCTAAAACAAGATTAGTTCTAACAAGTTCATTAGGAATTTGTTGTTCCCAAAAAATTTTATTGGAGAGGTAACCAGCATGCTTTGGTTTAAAGTCTTTTGCCCTATTCAACATCCCGTCAATAAGATCTATAAGAACAAGACAATCAATTTTATTTTTCTCACCAAAAGAGAAAAGCTTTTTACTACATAAAACAAATTGATTAATATCGCCAGTATTTATTTTATCATATTTTATAAATTCCTTCCAAATAGCCTTAATCCTTTTTGTAATATCTGGATATTTATCTTTTATCTTTATCGTGTATTTTTCAGAAAGATAACTTTCTCCACGTAAACATTCTTGAAACCAAGACACGGGAATTCCAGAATCATTTTTATTAAAAAAACTCATTTTATTTTTATCGTATCTAAAAAAATCTGGAAGACTTATTTTTCTTTTAGAAAAAAGGATTCTGTATTTGAACCAATCAGCATTAAATACTTTTGATAAAAGATCAATGCTAAAAAGTATTTTTTCTTTTCCGTATTTTTTAAAATTTTTATTTATTCTTTCTAAAGCAATTGATGTGGTTTTATTTAATTCTGGTCTATGATGAATAAACGGATGTCCAATATTGTTCCAGTAATAAAAAATTATCCTCGCAGAAGAAGTTTCAAAGTTAATTGGTTTAGAAGTATTTTTCCTTAATCCGGAAGTAGGAAAATAATTATTTTTTGAATGAAACATATTTGTATAAGAAATATTCTTTTCCCATTTTCCCATTTTCCCATTTTTGAATTTAAAAGGTTTTACTGTTATTCTTCTTGATAATTTTCCACTGCCAATTAATGGTTCTTTTAATAAAACATTTAATGGTGGAATTACTCTAAGTTTTAAATCATTTTGTTTTTTCATAATTTATTTTTCCTTCTTTTATTTACTCCTTTATTCAAACAAATAAAAAATTAGAAACACGATTTGGAGCGAAAGCGAAAATCGTGGAACCACGGAGCGAAGCGAGTGGTTCTTTTAATATATTAGTATATAGTAATTATATTATTATTATTTAATATAAAAAAATAAAATAAGCGTAGCTTATTTATTTATTTTTTACGAGCGGGCGCAGGTATATAGGGACAAGCATGGAGGTTTTTTCGTGACCGAGCTTTTGAATGTCCTCTTCAACTAATTGGATTCTTTATAAATAAAGATGTTCTTCCTCTCAATGCCATTTTTATTTGTATATTCCCTCGTTCGCATTTTTATTTTATTTTTTTAATTCGTTTTGACTTTCTTTTTTAAAAATCTCTCTATCAAAACCCGTTTTCTTTTTTTCAATCGCAGTTTTTATTTGATGCTCATAGAAAAATTGGTCTTTCTCCAGATAGTTTATTTTCTCTTGTAATCTATTCCGTTCTTTTTTTAAATATTCTGTGTAATTAATTTAATTTCTTAAGCATCGTTTATGCCGGTCTATATCCATCTTTGTTTTCATTTACTTCTCCTTTCTTTTCTACTTCTTTTCTACTTCTTTTACTTTTGTTTTACGATAGCTTGTTTTTAAGGTTTAGATTTAACTTATAAACATATATCAGGCTTCCGCATTGACTGAAATAACCTTACTTCTACTTTTTTTAATATATATCCTTAACCTAAATTTTTAATGCCGCTTAAAAGGTCAATAAGAAGTTTCGTTTTTTTATTTTATCCCCAATTTGTATTTTATTATTTCTGCTTCTTCTAACGAAAGTTCTCCTGGATCATTTACTTCTGTCAAACTTATTATTTCTATTTTCTTTACAATAGGCAATAACATAGATGAAATTTTTTCTGCACCCCGTTCTCCTGTCAAATCATTATCAAATAAAATAAATAAATTTCTAATACGTTTATTTTTTAAAGCGATGATTTGTTTTGAAGTACAAGAAACTCCAAACAAAGAACAAGAACCTACACCAAACTTCCAGACATCAAGCGGTCCTTCTACTAAGATAATATCTGAGTTAGGAATTATTTTATCATAATTATAAACAGCATGCTTTATATTCATTCCTTCAATAAGAGAATTACTCAAGTACTTTGGGTCTTGAAGATCTGTTATATCTCGTGTACTAAACGATACCAATTTTCTATTCATATAAACCGGAATCACAATCCTAAATTTATAATCTCCTATTTCATGAACCGCCCGTAATTTATATTTTTCAATAAAAGATTCTGGTGGAGTAAATCCCCTTTTCTTTAAATAGGCAATATGCTTTTTAGAAAATGATGTTGTAGACTCCAGAGGAAGAGTGGCTCTTAAGTTAAGTATTGGTGAAGTACTCTGTTCTAAAGGAGGATTGCTACCTTCCTCTGGAGATAATGCCTTTTTTATATTGTTCGTTTCGTAGTTATTAAGGCCAGTCAATTCTTTTATCAAATCAAATAAATTATGGTGCCCGCATCTCCAACAAGAAACATAAAGGTCTTTTAATCTTATTCCCATATGGTTGCTTGTATCATCACAAAAAGGACATTGGATATTTATCCAGCCCCGTCCAACATTCTTTCCGTCTTCCCAGTATCTAATATCGTGGTCGTCAAAGAATTCTTTTATTTCCATTTTATATCCAGCCTTTATATCCAGCCTTTATATCCAGCCTTGGTTTATATAAACTTGTATTCGTTCAATAGCATGCTCGGCAAGGTAAGGATAAGGGTCTAACATATCAACTAATTTTACGGTGGTTTTATTTTCTGTTATACGAAGCCCTCTACCAATAGATTGTATAACTCCTTTTTCTTCTTTTCCCCCACAAGCATTTATGATTTTATTTAGAGAAGGAATGTTTGTTCCCTCTTTCCATATACGAGAACAGATTGCAACTCTTAATTTTCCAGACTTCAACCTTTCTTTTATCTTTGTTCTAACTTCTTTATCCGTAGCACCATAAACAAAACGAACCTTTATATGTTTATATTTTAACATTTTTTTTAGAATACGTCCATGCTCTGTTCTTTCTATTATGATTAGTACTATCTCTTTTTTCTTTAGACTCTCTTGTACTTCATTAACGATAAGCGAATTGCGAGCTTCGTTTTCTATGACCCCATACTGATAGTAATTCACATATTTATTTTTACATTCGATTTTTATCTTTGGATCAAAAGGTACAGGTACTAATTTAATTTCGGGCTTTGCTACTATTTTTTTCTTGATCCCTTCCTGTATCGTTAATTCAGAAATGACCGGACCAAGCAATCCTTCATTAATAAGTTTTTCTTTCTGCCCTGTTGATTCGGTAGCGGTAAGCCCGTATCTTCGAGGAGCGAGATTAGAAGACATGGCCTTACCATATTGGCTATCAAGAGAATTGAGATGATGCTCTTCGTCTATAATAACCAAATCAAAAAAGGCACTATATTTTTTTGATGGGATATTAGAAAAGCTTTGTATAGTACTCAGCACAATTACTTCTTTTAAATTACAGAACTTCTCCCACTTGGTTTTGTACCCAGCCCCGATAATATAAAAATTAGAATCAAATCTCTTTTCGATTTCTATCTTTGTTTGGCTTATTAAATCTGTAGTATGACACAAAAATAATATTCTATAATTAAGAAACATAGACATTATCCCCAATGCAATAATTGTCTTTCCACTTCCGGTTGGAAAAACAATTTTCCCCCGAGGAGTTATTCTGGCTTTCCTTAATGCCTTGCTCTGGTCAGGGCGAAAGACTATCCCAGGAACATGAGCTTTTTTATTTGGAATAATCTTTTCTTCCTGACCAACAATACTTATTTTATCTCCTAACTCTTTTTTAATTCTTGGAAGTAATCCAGTTAAGAAAGTTCCTGCAGTTCCTTGTCTACCAGTAATAAGATGCGAAGAAACTATTTTAGGACTTCTTCCTCCATAACGAGTTTTCTTCCACATAGTCGATTCGTACTTTAAAATTGGAAGTAATAATTCTCGAGCTTTCAAATCTGCTTTACAATGAACTACGTCAAGAATTTCTATTGTTGGTTTAGTTTCCATTTTATCCCTTCTATAATCCATCAACCCATCCCGATATTTCTTTAATCGTTAAGTCTGTAATGAATGTACTTTTCCAGACATTATAAAAATATTTTCTGACATTTCTTTTTGTTATTCTTTTGGTTTTGGAAGTAGACATTAAATTTAATATTTCTGCAGGAGAATTAAGAATTACGGTTATCATTTCTTTTGCTTCATGACTTAAATCTCGCCATGATTCTTCCTTTAGAAGAAGGGCAACAGGGGTCAATTCATTATTATATAAAGGAGCACCATCTTCTTCTTCTTCATAGTAGTCACAGGGGTCAACTCGAAGCCATTGACCGAACAGAATTTCATAAGCAGATAGATAATTAGCACTTACAACTTTTTTTGGCATTGTATTTTCTCCTCTTTCTTGTTTGAAGTTAACTCTACAACTTAAAGCTATTTAAGATTATTCTTTAAGCATCAATGACTTCGATACTCCCACAGTTTTTACATACAAGAGAACACAGAAAGTCGTTATATGCCGGAGTTCTACAAGCATCAATTCGTAAAATGCAATCTACAGAACCACAAGTATGGCAAGAAAGACCAATTGAAAAGTCTTTTAATTCTACTTCTTTCCTTTCCCGATTAAAGTTCATTACTTCTACTTTTTGTTGCATCATGATAAGTTTCCTCCTTTTGTTTTAGCAATACCATCCTGGTGGATAATAACCATACTCCTCTTTATACTCTTCTCTCTCTATTCTGGTTGCATTCTTCCATCTTTTAATTTGCTTCTTTCGGTAATAAGAATCCATTATAAAATTAATTCCGTAGTTGATTATAGAAGCAATTATTACTCCAATTAGAAAGGCTATTAAAATTTTGATAAAAAGAATCATTTCTTATTCCTCCTTTTTAGCTTTTTTCTTTTTGGTTTTATTTTCGGCTCCTCAATTTTTTTACTTCTTCTCTTAAGCTGTTTTTTTGACTCGGGTGGTGTAGGCTTTTTACTTCTTCTCTTTATATGTTTTTCCTCTTCTACTTCTTCTACTTCTTTCTCTTTCGCAAATCCTTTAGGAATTAATATTTTTTTACAATTGAGCCAATAGGTTCTTATAATTAATTTGATATCTCTATCAAACTGTCTACACTTAGAACACTTACTAAATCCATCGAAACTTTTTTGATTTCGTCGTCTATTTAGACAGGCGATAAAGGGCATGAAACAATTATTTTTATCACAATAAAAATTGCTTGAGGGAGAAAAATATTCACAGCTATTCGAATCGGCTGTTATGTTTTTCTTAGCAATAGGGCAAACACGAGTAATCATACGATGTTTAGATTTCTTAGAAGAATCGCTGTCTGTATCTCTTCTTATAACGGCAGACTTAGACCAGAAAGTACAATATATACATTTGAATAAATTGTTTTTTGCTAACTTTGACATTACGCCTCCTTTTTGTTACGCGATTATATCCTCTTTAAAAGATTAAAATAATAAATGATTCTTAATATATTCTTAATATAAAGTAAAGCTTTTTATTCATTGAGTCCTTGTAACGAAAGGTTCCTACAAGCAACTTCACCCAAACCAAGTATTTGAAGTGGTTTGGGTGAAGTTGAAGCGAATTGAAAACCTTATCCATTATATATCAAGTTTTCTTTTTAACTTAAAGTCGGGGATTTTCTGAAGGCTTCCAATAATCTTTTCTAACTTATTGCCAAGCTTGTTTCGAAAGTCTTCATTCCCTTTAAGTCTTTCAGCACTTGTCCCCCTCATCTGTTTTTGTAAATCTTTCATAATAGTGTGTAACTTTTTTTCGTCTACATGATCTTTCCACAGGCCATCCCATCTTTTTAGAAACTTGCTAATAGACCCGACCGTACCAGCATTGATTTTACCACTGTCGCATTGTCCAGCTAATTTTTCAATTCGCTTGAACAGCATATTTCCCACGACATTGATCGTCATTTCTTCCATTTTGGAAATCATTTGCGTGAACTTTTCCTGTTCCCTTTTGTAAAGGGCAGGCGAAAGGGTCTTGGCTTCTTTAGACGGAGCGGCAAAATGTAAAAAGTTCCAGAAAAAATAAAACTTGTTTTTGATTCCTGGAATTGATGGATAATTCTTTTTGTCATAAAATTCAGGATACTGCTCCTGAAAATTACTTTCCATTTCTTTTATATTGTCGCACAAAATCTTCACTCTGTTTTTGTACTCCTCTCGAAACTCGTTGAGTTTTTTATCGACTTCAACAATTTTCTCTTTTGGAATCCAGAAAACATTATCAATTGGAAAAGGTAAAGAATTCCGAAGAAGCAAGCCTTTAGCCGACCTACGAATCGTACTCAAATCTTTAAGGTAAGTTCTGTCACTAATAATATCTTGTCTTGCTCGAACTATTTCGCGTGGTATTCTTTTACCAAAATGTTTACTTGGCATCTTAATAATAGCATCCCAACGACCCATTTTCAAACTACAAAAAACACCTTCTTTTAATTGATTCTCTTTCATAATAATCCCCCTTTTATTTATTTATTTTGGTTTACCTCATCAGTACATAAGTTACCATCTTATGCAGACTCGGGCTACGCCCGAGTTTCGGATATCCTCTTTTAATAAAGAATTAAAAAAAGAAATAAAACGATTAAAATAAGAATCGAAGAATATTTACATAATTCTTTAAGCATTTGTTTTAGCATTGTTCCTTACCTCTCATCTTTTGTAATTTTATAATTATCTTTATCTCCATTAAAATAATATCGAACTTTACTTTCAGATACCCTTAATGTTCTTGCTAATTGGACAATGAATTGTCTGTGAGCAATTACTGAATTTTTTGCAGAAGTCCAAATTTTATGAACTTCTCCATACCAATTGAATTGACCAAAATAAAGACATTTAAACTCTTTCATTTTATTTCCTCTTAAGTAACATTAACATATTCCATTGTTACGCCAAGCAGGTGGTCATAATCTCCGTCCATTGCCTCTTTTAAATACTGGTCAATATATTCCTTATCAGCACCAGCGTCTTTTAAGACTTTAGTAACAACTCCCATAATTGCAAAGACATTGCTGCTTTCCCCAACAAGTTTTACTGTCGGAGTTTCTTTCGGTTTTTCCATAATATCCCCCTTATTAATTGTTTACCTCATCGGTACATAAGGAACAACCTTATGCAGACTCGGGCTACGCCCGAGTTTCGGTTAAGATTAAAATTAAATATCTAATTGCCTTTTGCCATTATTAAACTGGATTTCCTCAGCAGGGATTGTTCGGCCTTTTGCCCAATCCCGCAACCCGTTAATATTCTCAGCCATTGTTTTGGCCTGAGGTATAATACATTTAACAGCTTCTTCAAAACCAATTCCCCTCATATCAGCGATATGAACTAATGCTTCAACTTCTGCCCCTGAAAAATCCTTCATTAAATCCCTTCTCCATCTTTTTGGAAGACTTAATCCGGCCTTCTTAGCATAATATTTTAAAATCTCATCTTTAACATTATCTGTCGGCAAATCAATAAAAAATGGAGATGTATCCCAACGACCTGGTCTGATATATTCTCCAGGAATACCAGAAAAGGAATTTGCTGTTCCAACAATATAAACCCCTTTTGGACGATCTTGAAGAAAGTCAAGCCAACGGCCTGTCGCTCTTCGTGTAGTTCCACTATCCAATGAACCGTCTGACCCCGAACCAGCAAATTGTTTCTCAAATTCATCGATAAGAACAAGGCAATCACCGATTGCCGTAATAAGATTAATTACAGTATCTATATTACTGTCCGTTTCTCCTTGATACTTACTAAACAATTTTCCCATATTGATAGATAATCCAAACTTTCCTGTTTCGCCGACAACTGCTTTCATAAGAGCAGTCTTGCCGCATCCTGGAGGACCAATCGTCATAATTCCTTTTGACTTTGGATTATTAATTGTTCCCATAATAAACTTCTTAATATTCTTGTACCCGATTATATTTGAAAAATTTGTGGTCGGTTCCAAGACATCAAGAAAACCAGTCTTGCGAATTGTAATAGCCTTGTAATCATTAATAGTTTTTCTTGAAAATGATTTGCCTTCTGTTTCTACAAAAGACAAGGCCAAGATTTGTTCCAGTTCCACTCTTGTAAACCCCTTACATGACGATATTAAACGAGTAAGACTGTCACCCTTAGGAATTACCTTTGAATTTGGAGCGACATGGTTAATGGCGTCTGATATCTCTACTTCATTTGGCAATGGCAAATTAAGCAACAAAAAATCTTTCTGTAATTCCAACGGAATCTTTTCCACTGGAGAAACACAAATAATTGCCTTTCCTGCGCTTGCCCATGAAGCAAGGTTATCTTGTATAGTTTGAATTATCTGTGGTTTATCCGCATACCAATGAAAGTTATAAGCAAACAAAAGAGTAAAATCTTCTGCATTATTAAACTGCTCTAAGGTCTTCATTGGGTTCGGTTCAGCAGTACATGTCCACTCCATAATTTCATACTTTCCCCCATCCTTTCTTTCAAAAGAACGGAGCATTTCATAGACATTTTTTCGTACTCTATTTGGTTCAGAAGTTTTTAACCAAAAGGCTGGAAATCCTGCACGCAAATAATTTATAATCTTCTTCATAATAATCCCCCTTTTATTTATTTATTTTGGTTTACCTCATCAGTACATAAGTTACCATCTTATGCAGACTCGGGCTACGCCCGAGTTTCGGATTAAAGCTTTCTTATAATCACTTCCGATTCACAGTCTATCCAAAAAGAAACAAGTGCCTTTTTTGATTCGTGTTTGACCTTTTCAATTACAATTTCAACTTCATTTGTTTTTTTGTGAACTACTGCTGCTATGATTCTAATTTCTACCATAATACTTGTCCTTTCTACTCTTTAAAATTTAACATACAAGAGTAATTTTTACTGCCCCTGTTTCTTTTATATTTTCAGAAAAGGAATTTTTTACAATATCCATTGGTACGTTTTGAAAAATAAGTTTAGTGCTATATTCTTGCAAAACTTCACCAAGCTTTTTCATCGTATGAGGCTGAGAACCAAAATGGTCATAAGAAATTTGACCTTCTTTATTAATAGCAATTGGATATCTCCAGCCATCAAGAGAAATAGAAGCAACAGCCTGAACAGTATTGGAACCAAAGAATTTAACTGTTTGCTCACTCTGCTCATTTAACCTATTCAAAAAATTAACCTTGTGCCCTTTATTTAGAGCAACATTACAAAACAAATTGACATCTTTTACTTTAATAGCATATGTTGATGTATGGCTCATGGCAATCCCCTTTAGCCGCAGTGCCCTTCTGGAACAGGGTCTACGAGAATATTTCGTTCGTTGATTTCATAGTAACAATCCTTGTAATCAGTGTTGGTTCTTTTAAATAAATTATCTAAAAACTCCGTCGCTTCTTCACAAGAAGTACCACTAAAGCCATGAGCAGAAACTTCTATCGCCCCATCTTTACCGACAATGATTTCCACTGTTTTACTCATATTTTATCCTCCTTATTAAATTAGTTTACCTCATCAGTACATAAGTTACCATCTTATGCAGACTCGGGCTACGCCCGAGTTTCGGATTAGATTAAATTGATTTTTTAATTCTGTAGAAGCTTTCATTCTGTGTCATTACCAAAGTAATTTCCATTCCCTCTTTTTTAAAACGACGGATGTTTCCCTTAACTCTACCATTTGCCTTTTTTGTAGGTAACTTAAATTCCTTTTCCAAAAGGCCGACAAGCTCTGAAAGACTTATCCCCTTAATCATTTGTTCTTTAATCAAATCAGTGATTCTTTGTCTTACTGATTTTTCTTTTGGTTCTTTTAATTCTTTCTTATCAGCTTTCTTATCAGCTTTCTTATCAGCTTTCTTATCAGCTTT